CGGCACGTCAGGTTCGACCGTCATCATAGATTCGTCCCCCAACGCCTATGCGATGACGGCTCACGGAAACGCCGCTATCAGCACGAGCAGTCCCGCTCCTGAATTCGGCTCGGGTTCTTTGATTTCCCCGGCCAGCGTGTACAACTCCGATTACGTCAGCACACCGATCACGGCCGGCAGCCCGTTGGATATTGGTTCGACCACGGGCAATTTCACGGTGGAATTCTCCGTCAATTTCCCCTCTACGGCCGAAGGCGCGGGCGGCATTTTCAACTTTAGTACCGGCGCCGGCCCGTCGCTGGCCGCGTTTATTACGCCCGGCGGCGGCGGTCAGATAATCACGCAAATTGGTTTTGGTGCCGGCTATTTGTCTACCGGCAACAGCACAAGTATTTCTTCCAGCAGTTGGTATCAGGTAGCCATAGTCAGGCAGTCGGGGACGATTTATACGTACCTTAATGGTGTTCAACAGGTACACCTCATCACCGGCAGTATCACGACGTTCAACAGCACGGCCCTTCAGGTTGGCGACGTGTATGTCGGCGGCAGCGGTACCGGCGCCGCCGTGTCGATTGATGAATTCAGGGTTACGCGCGCTGCGCTTTACAATGGCAGTTACACTCCGGCGACTTCGGCGTTCTCCGTCGTCGCGCCGCTGACAACGAACAACGGCGATATTACCGATCCTTTCGCTTGGGTCGAAGGCGCCTCAGGCTCGCTGCCGCCGCCTGAATACGTCGGCTCGGGCGGCTTGACCCCTGTCGGCACAACGGGCGACGGCCGGTACTACTGGACTGGCAACGCGACGATTCAAACCGGCAGTTGCATCGGATTTGTCGGCGGCTCCAATTACCTGGTTGATACCGCCTCACTGCAGTGGACCATCTTGCAGGCGTCTTCGGATGGCAGCACGCCGGTCCTCCAATATTGCACTGATGGCCATACTTACACGAGCGTGTCCCTAGGTAGCGCTGGCACCTTCCAGAGCGTTATCAACGAAAGCGGGCAAATTCCAGTAACACTTACGAGCGGCGCATCGTTTTACGTCAACGTTCAAGGCACGGGCGGCACGGTCACAGCGGGCGCTCAAGATTGGGTTGTCGGTGTCGCGATCACGCGCAATGCCAATGAGAAGATCGCATGGGATTCGCCCGATCCGTTCGACCCTGTTGGGTACAACGGATTGGTCATTGACAACAACGTGCCAACCGCCACCATGGCGTCGCTTTCGAGTCGCTTGCTTGTGCGCTTGGGATTCGCGAGCCAAGCCGCAAACCCGCCGCCCGGTATGGCGGCGCTTGTGCAGGACTTCTTGACGAGCGCGCAGACCTTCCTCTACCGCCGGTACCTGCAACTCCACACCAAGCGTATGTTCCGCTGGAAAGTGAACCCCGGCCAGCGGTACTACTCGTTGCTGGACAATGACGAGAACGTGCTCGAGGGTGTGAACCCGGACTACGCCAAGACTATCGAGTGGGCCGGCATTCAGGATTCGCGCAACGTCTGGTATCCGCTGATCCAGGGCATTCCGCCACAGCTCTACACGATGATTACGAAGCCGTGGCGCCCTGCGCGCTATGAGATTCGCGGCTCGATTGAGCTCTACCCGGCGCCCGATCAGACTTATTGGCTGTGGATGAAGGGCCACTTTGGTTTGATGCCGTTCACGCTTTCGACACAATCGACCACAATTGACAGCGAATTGGTATTCCTGCATGCGCTCGCCAACGCTAAGTCGCACTATGGACAACCGGATGCGAACAACATCGAGGCGCAGGCAAACGCTTACCGAGCGGAGTTGATCGCGGCTACGCACCAGACCGCGCACTACCTGCCAGGGACAATCGCAGTGCCGCCAGCCGTGCGGCCTACGCTGATCCAATTTGACAATGGTGGCGGCGGATCGTGAGAGCTTACCCGCTCACTGTCCTAGCTGGTGGCATCAACCGGCTGCGCGTAAAAGGCGGCGCGGCTGCCAATCAGCTTTATGACTTGCAGAATGCGTATATCACCAACGCGGGTTCGATCGACCCCAGAGAGGGTACGATTCGCACGGCGACGCTTGCGACAACGAACAGCGTCGGGCTTATGGCGGCAAACGGCAATTTCAATATATTTTCAAGCCAGTACTCGACCGCCGCGCTGCCGTCGGGCTATGTGCTGAACGTCCTTTCGGACCCGAACCTAGTAACCGCGACGCCGGTAAAGATCTGGTTTGCGAAGCCCTTCATGGGATTCCCTTACGTCGTTGCGCAATTCAACAACGGCGACATTTGGCATTACTGGCTGCAGAACAACGGCACGTGGACGAGCACTACGGACTACACGAGCGCGAGCATTGTGCTGCCGCCCGTCGTCAATGGGCTGGCGTACCAAGGCGTGCGTGATTTCCCGTCGCAACCCAACTGGACCGCGAATACGACCATCACGTCAGGCTCGTACGTTGAGCCGAACACCGCAACAGGGTTTGCCTACCAGGCTATCGCCGTGGCCGGCAACCCCGTGCACACAGGTGCTGCGGAGCCGGTTTGGCCGACGATTGCCGGCGGCATTGTGCAGGAGTTTGGCGACTTCGATCTGTCCACTACGGACGCGGGCACAACGCAAGGAAACAGCGTTTACTCGACCGCCGCCGCGCTCGGATCGACCCTGACCGACCGCTATGGTGATTCGGCTACAATTGCAAACTCAGGGGTATTTGCGACCTCCAACACGCTTTCGACGCTGACCCTAGCCTCGACCAAGGTTACGACGTGGAAGGCTGGCACGACCTACCCGCCGGGCTCCGTGGTCATCCCAACCTCAGGTCAGGGTGCGTTCTTGAACGCGATCCCGAACGGCGACTTTGAAGGGGGGAGTGGCGCAGGCGGTTGGACGTTCACCGATTCGGGCGGCACATGCCTTTGGGCGTACGATGCGACACTGCCATACCAGGGTACTGAAGACATAACAATCCCCTCTACGGGCAGTTTCGGCGCTGACGGCTCATACGCCACGATGACGAGCTATAGCCTCGTGACGGCCGGCCAGAGCGTCACGGCGACGGCGTATCTGAACCCGAACAACAGCGGATCGAACCTCGAGCTGTGGCTACAGATCAATTGGTACAACTCGGCCGACACGCTCTTGAGTTTCACCCGGAGCGGCGCGCAGGAGGGCGGCGGGTACCGGCAAGTCTCAGTGACAGGCAATGCGCCTACTGGCGCCGCGCACGCTCGCGTCGCCATCCGCGCAGGCTCCGGCACAGGTGGCCGCAATGCCGGGTATGCGGATCTAGTCCAATGGAACTTGGCAACGCCTGCACCAGTCACTAACTTTCTATTCGAGGCGGTGCAAGCGCTCTCCGGCGTTTCCGCAGCGACGCAGCCGACATGGCCCACAACGCTTGGGGCCGAAGTCATTGACAACACTGTTACCTGGCAGGCTGTTGGTACGTCCATCATCACGTGGCAGGCGATCCCGCTGATGCAGTCGGGATTCTCAACGCCCGCGTTCCCCACGGCAATAGGCACCTTCGTCCACGATTTCAGCACGTTCTCGAACCAGAACGGGTACATCACGACGTTTACCAGCATGTCCTGGGAGACGGTTGACCGGCATGTGATGGATACCAATAACCCGCAGACCATCGGCGTTGCGCTCGGCGCTTCACACGTGTTCGCGGAAGACAATGACATCGTGAACTACTCGGCCGCGGTCAACCCGATTGATTGGTCGAGCACGAATAACGCGGGGTACTTGCCCACAGGGCTAAACAATTATGGCGACAATCCGGTCCAGGTTTTGGCGATATACCGCTCAAATCTCATGGTGTTTAATGCTGGCGGGTATCAGATGTGGCAGATCGACCCGGACCCCGCGAATATGGCGCTACTCGATGCGCAACCTATTGGTTCTACTTGGCCGCAAGCTGCTCAGAGTGTCGCGAATGATCTTCTATTTCTTACCGAAGTCGGAGTTAGGAATCTTGGAACGGTCGGTCCCACTGCCAACATGGCTGTTGGAAATACAGGCCAACCGGTCGATCCCCTCATCGTCGCGCAAAGTCAATCAGGGCTCTACACCGGCATAAGTGGGCCGCTTTCGACCTACTACCCGGCCCGCGGACAATACTGGTTGTTCTTCGGCAATCAAGCGTTCATCCTGACTATCAACGGCACCGCAGGCACGAAGTCATGGAGTCGGTACCTTTTCCCGCAAGCAGTCACAGATGCGACGTTGAACTCCGGGTCTTTGTACCTGCGCACCACGGGTAGCCTTGTGTGGCAATTGAGCGCAACGACGATCGGCCTGGATGATGCCGTTCCGCCCATAGGCGGCTCTGGCACCAACACAACGTTCAGCAGCGTCATACAGTGGCCGTACATGGACATGGGCAATCTTGGTATAAACAAAATGCTGATCGGCCTGGACCTTGTCGGCACCGGCCTTTGCAATGTGCAAATTGCCTACAATCAGCAAGATCCTACGACATTCAACGACAATGCCGGTTTTTCCGTTTCAACCGGGGTGACGGTGCCGTATACCGTCAGTTTGGCAGACACCGTGCCGGGGCAGCCGATACCGCTGCCGATCAATTCGCCTAGCTTCTCGCCTATTCTGACGTTCCCCGGCAGCGTCACGACGGCCAATAACTGGACAAGGGACGCGACAAATTTCTATCTGTCGGACCAATCGGGCGGCGGGGGAACTGGATGATTCAGACTTACACCGACCCGTTGTTGCTCGATTTCATCAAGGTGTGTATCAACATGCCGCAGGATGAGCGCGAGCAACTAGAGGCGTTGACCGGGCAGAAGTACGATATCGACGGCGCAGCCATCGGGAACTTTACAGTGCCTGGCCCTAAGTGGGTGATCAAGGCGGACGATGAGCCGATCGTGATCGGCGGCTTTGTGCCCAAGCGGCCGGGCGTGTACCGGGACTTTATGCTTACGACCCCTGACGCTTGGGCAAAGCATTGGTTCCACGTCACCCGCATCTGCCGGCGCGCTATGAATGCCATGTTCTTAAGCGGCCAGGCGCACCGGATTGAGTGCATTTGCCCGGCCAACCGGCTGGCTGCTCGACCTCAAATCGAGACTTGGTACGGAGTCATGGGCTATACTCGCGAGGCCACACTCTGGAGATACTGCGCCGATGGCGCAGACGCCGTCATATTCTCGAGGGTTAAGCACTAATG